CTGCGGTAATTTTATTAGATGCACAACTGAAAAAAATAAAGAACAAAATTGAATTATTGATGCTTGATATAAATAAAGAACAAAAAAAAGATAAACCGGATAAAGATGTAATTCAATCAATTGAAAAACAAGTAGAGGATTACAAAAAACGAATTCAACAAATACGGGAAATCAGACAAAACAAAGTAGAAGAATATAAAAAATCCAAAAATAAATGAATCAATAATATTTGGTGATATTTCTATTTTAAAATAGTTCATATGAATTATTTTTTATATTTTATATTTTTTTCTTTAAGTTAGGTAAAATAACAATCTAGGTATTTTAGAATTATTGATTATTTTATAAATAGTACACATTTTAAAATTCTAGGGACTTTTTGTTTTTACTGATAATTCTAAAATACCTAGATTGTCCAAATCCCTAACTAAAAGAAAATATTTATATTCTTCTACTATATACCATTTTCATATTTGAGTATTCATATTTTTATTTCATTTACTTTGCCTAGGTAAAATAACGATCTAGGGATTTTATAATTATTCATTATTTTATAAATAGTATATGTTTTAAATTTCTAGGGACTTTTTGTTTTTATGCATAATTCTGAAATCCCTATATTCATAAAATACCTAACTAAAAGAAACTATAAATTCATTTGTTATGTTATTATCAATATAAATAATAATGTATGTTTCAAAAATAAAATATAACAATATAATATATAAATGGAGAATGTGGAAGGGGTTGAATTAAAAAAAAACAGAAAGAATAAAAATACTGTTGTTGGCGAAGTGGTAGAAACAAGTCCAGAAAATGCACCATCAATACCATCAACCGAAAATATTGTGGAACAAATTAAACCCGAAAAAATTGATGGAAGAAGGAAACCAAGAACAGAAAAACAAATGGAAAATATGGCAAAAGCATTAGAGGTTAGAAAAAGCAAAATTGAAGAACAAAAGAAAAGGGCAGAAGAATTGAAACAACTAGAACAGGCTATAACTATGAAGAAAGTGAAACAGCAGGCAAAAAAAGAACTTAAAGAGGAGATGGTAAAAAAGAAAATAGAAGCAATGAAAAAACAATTAATAGATAGTGATGATGATGAATACTACACGAAAAATATTAAAAAACAATTTCCAACCCATGAACCAACAAAACCAAAACAAGAAGCCCCATCAACAGTATATATGACAAGACAACAATATCTTAAGTCATTTGGATTCTAGGTTAAATAATTTATAAGCATATATTATATATATCACTATGTCAATTGAAATCAAAGAAATAAAAAATGATAAGATACAAATTAAATCATTAAAAATGGCAACCAATAAACCAATTCCGGGAAATGACGGTAGGGTATTTGAGAGATATGGATTTTGTTTATTAGTTTGCGGACCCCCAGCAAGTGGAAAATCTAGTTTAATATTTTCTCAACTGACTAATTCAGGTGGATTATTCTATAAAAAATTCCATAAGGTATATATATTTTCACCTAGTTTAAATACAATAGAAAAAAAGATAGAAATACCAGAAGAACAAAAATTTGATACATTTGATGTTGATGCCCTCCAAGATATTGTAGATAGACAAAAGCAAAATTCAGACGACCCAGACGAAATATTATTAATTTTTGATGACCTTTTAACAGAAATATCAAAGGATAATAGCAGAACATTTTTAAAAACAGTTTTTAATAGGAGACATTTACATATTTCCATTATTGTAATGACTCAAGTATTTAACAAAATCAAAAGTCATATGAGGAAGGCATTTGACAGTTTCATTATTTTGAGAACGAATAATAAAAAAGAAATAGAGTTTGTGAGAGATGAAATAACACAATATGATAGAAAAGAATGGAATGAAATAATTAAATATTGTTTTGATTCACCTCATAGTTTTATAATGCTCAAGTTAGATGGTAATATTTACAAGAATTTTAATAAATTGGAAATAACAGAAATTGAACAATAATCTTTTCTTTATGATATATATAAATATATATATTATGATTGTAGAAATTAAACCAAGCCCTTTAAAAAATAAACGATTAAGGGTATATCTTACCAATGGAAAAACCTATGATTTCGGATTTAAAGGGGGATCAACGTATATAGATCATCACAATGAACAATTAAGACTGAACTATATAAAAAGACATGGAGGAAATGTGAAAGAGGCATATTTAATACATAATCTAATACCCTCACCCGCATTATTTTCAATGTATTTATTATGGGGTAAATCAACTGATCTCAATGAAAATGTAAAATATTTGAATGAAAAATTCTCAGAAAAAGAATATAAATTTTCTAAGCTAAAAAATTGATGATCGTTTTTGTTTTTCATATATTTTATGGTTGAAACATTTTTTATGGGTGTCAAAAAATGCAAGACTACAAATACCACCACATTTACATTCTACATAATAACGATCTTTATCATAATAAACTTTTTCAATATCTGCTTTGTGTTTAGATATTTGATACTCTTTTCTTTCCTCAACAGTTTTTTTCAGAACTTCTTTTTTTTTTTGGTATTTTTCATTCTGTTTTTTTCTGATGTGGTCTTTCTTTTGTTCATAATATTCACGTCCATAATTTTGTATATCATCTTTTTTAGCCTTTATTCTTTTTAATATTTCATCCTTGTGTTCTTCATAATATTGTAAAGCGTATTCTTTCATTTTCTCTTTATTTTTCTGATAATAATCTGAATTTTTGGTTTTTGTCATTACAATATTTATATTTCTTTTATATCAAGTATATTTTAAATTGTTTTATTTTAGTAATTATAAACTAAAATAATTAGATAGGTAAAATATGAATATAGGGATTTTAGAATTATTGCAAAAAACAAAAAGTCCCTAGAATTTTAAAACATATACTATTTATAAAATAATGAATAATTATAAAATCCCTAGATCTTTAAAATCCCTAGCCTATTTTAAAGTCTGCTTTATTTTTTCTCCATCTTCTTTAGATACAATTTTTGCGACTTTGTTATTTTCTTTATCAACACCTACAACGCTATATGTTCCGTTTTTGTTTGGTTTGACTTGTTTTGGAGTGAATTCGACTTTCTTTTTTAATTTTACAGAATAAGCAAACATATATATATATATATTGATATTAGATATTTATTTTTTTCGATTGGTCCTCCAAAAAGCTTAAGGTTTTACCAAGCGCTCCAACATTTCTATTTTTTGCATCAAAGAAGCAATCAATATTTCCTGTTCTTCAACTTTTTTAATGAGTTTTTGGGTTGCACCAAGATTTGCTTTGTATAGAGAATCCATATTGACACTATGGAAATTTTCAAGGCTTTCAATGACATCTTCTTCCTTTTGTTTGATGGTTGTTGTGCCATTTTCATCTTTTTCTTCATATTCAACAGTTTTTTTACCAACAACAAAATCACGTTTTTCTTGAATTGACACAGCTTTCGGATATATTCCGCTTTCTTTTAATTCTTGTGCGATAACACCAACCATATGCCTGTCTTCAGTTTTTGGCACGTATTTTTCACTAAGCTTGAAATATTTCAATTTCAAATTTTTGATATTATCATACAAAATGTCCAAATTGGCATCTTGAATATTTTCTTTGATTCTTGCATCACAACTAACACGCCAAGTAGATGTTGTCAATTTTCTTGCATCATCTGTTGATAAATCTAATTGAAGGCTTGGTGTGAGTCCCAAACCAATATTTCCGTTTCTCAACATAGTAAGTGCAGAGCCAAAAAAATTTCCGTTGTTTCTGTATGAATAAAAATGTAAATTATTTCCACCTATACTATCCGCCGAATTGATATTTGCCTCGTCATTATCTATACCAATATTCCACCTTGCATTTCCACGACTATAATAACTAATATATCTCTGTCCGTCTGTTGGTATGCCATTTGGTTTATCAATAATAATTGCTCCAAGTCCATTTGAATTTGAATTGATATGAAGTCTCGTTAATGGTGTATTATTATTTATCCCAATATTTCCATCATTTTTAATCCTCATTCTTTCTGCGTCATTTGTGCTAAAAATCATATCAAAGTTTCTAACCTGTCTCAAACGTGCATTACCATTTTGGCATCCAATAAGAAAGTTATAATCAGGGGTTCCTTCATTACCGTAATTAATGGCATACCAAGCTTCTGCATTTGTATTACAGTGCATTTGAACTGGAACATTTGAATCATTTATACCCCTTCCATTCACGCAAAATCTTCCATTAGGCGTATTTGTATTAATACCAACATTACCATTACCATTTACCGTTAATCTATCAAGATTCACCCCAGGTTGATGAATGTTAAAATTACCACCGTTGTTTCTTAATAACCAAAAAGATTGGTTATTGCCTGGTAATAACCCAATTTGACCGATAGTTCCACTACTATTACCCAAAGTTAATAAATATGGCGGTGATGTATTACCGATACCAACATTACCATTATTAGTTATTCTCATTCTCTCCGTGCCTCCGTTTGTATTATCCACTCTAAATACTAGGTTATCGCCTTTAACATCTAAATGACCTTGATTAATAGAATTAAAATACAACATACGCATACCATCTTGACCTGTTGATGGGAAGTTTAAGTCAGTTTTACCACCTACATATATACTACGATTAGTTCCTGTTGCTATAATATTACCATTTACATCTAATCTTTCAATAGGTGCTGTTGTTCCAATACCAATGTTTCCTGTGCTATTTAATACCAATCTATTTGTTAAACCATCTGAACTATTGACTCTTAATATGTTGGAGTTGATATCAAAAGTATTTGATGATGAATTCATTTTTATAGCATTACCAACCAAGAAATCACCATTATCCATTGCACCAATCGCATATCTGTTTAACACACCACTATTTGGTTGAAAATACAATAAACTATTCGGGTTTGTTGCCCCTCTACTTCTGATGATACTTTCTCCGGCCACATCTAGAGTAAAAAAGTCAGCGTTAAACGGTTGTCCAACAAATAATCTTGAATTTAATCCATTATTCAATATCAAATGACCCGTCATAGTATCGCCTGCTTTATTGACTTTGCCATTTAAAAAAGATGTTATTTCAGATTGTGTGTATCCATCACATGCTAATAAACCCAAATTAGCATTATAAAACATGTTTGAAGAACCGACAGATATACTACCTCTTGCCCTTTGTTGTGTAAAATATTGATTGCTTCCTTCAACAACATTTGTTGTTGATATCTGACTTCCATTGACTAAGTATTTGTCTTTAACATTGACCTGATTAGAAGTAAGTAAACCCTGACTAAATGTTAGACTTGTATTAGTGCCTACGTAATTTGTTGTCAATGTCGATGTCCCAGAAAAATTACCACTGAAGGTGAATCCCATGTCTGAAAAATTCCAAATATTAAAGTTAGTCCCCCAAGCCATAGTTGTTGGAACACTTATTGGATCAGGGGTGGCCGTAAAAATCAAATTCAAGTTTGTGTCAATGTCAATGAAATATGTAATGATTGCCATAATCTGACCCGATCCATTGTATTCAGTCCATTTGATGTGAATGTTCCGACTGACTCCACTTTGTCCAGTGAAGGCATCTCTTCTTTTCTGATAAGTTATGTCATCTCTTTTAACAGAAAGAGGATTGGCAACAGGTATGTTGACAGTCTTCACATTATATATATTCTGATTGTCATATATTTTTCCTACAAGTGTGACACCATCATTCATCACAAACACAAAAGCATATCTGTTTTGATACGTCAAAGCCCCTCCCCATTTGTCTCCATTTGAACTTATTGTTATGGAACCGGCATCATTTATCCTAAATGTTTGTGATACATCTAATTTATAACCACTTGGTGATTGACCTATTCCAACATTTCCAGAATTTGCATTATATATATCATTTCCCGATATTGTCCATCCAGAAGAACCAGAAATTAATGAATTTACCTCTGATTTTGTATATCCATCAACAGAAATAGAACCAGTTGTATTATTATAGGTTACATTAGTTGTCCCGGCCGATAATGCATTTCTCGCCCTTGAATTTGTGTAATATAAATTTGTGGTTCCCTCTAATATATTATCTGTATTTATTTGATTTCCATTAACTCTATATATGCCTAATGTATTTATATCTCCATTCACATCCAATTTATAATAAGGCACTTTATCAATTCCTAGACCAGTATTATTTAGTCTCACTTTTTCAGTTGTTCCATCTGCTTGATCTAAACAAATTACATATGCATTAGCGGTGTTAAAAACTGTTGATTCTTGATTTCCGTTCCATCTCCAACTAGAGGCCCATTGATAATATTGATGAACATTTTGTATATAAAATCCAGTTGCAAAATATGCACTATTAGCATTAATACTATGGCTTTTTGCTGTTGTTCCTACTGATATAGAATTTGGATAAGCTAAATAATAATTTGTCCCTGACCCATATGCTGATGGAGTGAATGGAGATGAAACCTTATTATTAAATGTGTTCCAATCTGTAGATGATAAATATCCTGATGTTGATGTATTTGCTTGAGAAATAGATATAGTATTACTTGTGTTATTTAATGGTCCAGAAAATGTTAAAGAATTTTGTTTATTATTAAATGTATTCCAATCAGAAAGAGATAAATATCCTGATGTAGATGTATTGGCCTGTGGTATAGAAATAATATTACTAGAATTATTCAAGGGGCTTGAAAATGTTAATGAATTTTGTTTATTATTAAATGTGGTCCAATCTGAAGAAGATAAATAACCAGATGTAGAAGAATCAGACTTTGATATAGATATTACATTATTTGTATTAATTATTGGTGAAGAAAATGTTAAAGAATTTTGTTTATTATTAAATGTTGTCCAATCTGAAGAAGAAAGGGCCCCAGTTGTTGAATTGGTTGATAATGCTAATGATATTATTTGATTATTTAAAGATAATCCATTTGATGTTCCAATTGTAACAGGATTGTGACTACTCTGATTTATTGTTATTTCACTTTGTAGTGGAGATTTTAAAGAAAAGCCGTCCCTTGTTCCATTCAATTTTATATATGCTGTATTATTTCCTCCTTCTTCTATATATATTCCTGAATTTCCACCACTTCCACTTGATCCACCTTTATTAATAACTATTTGATTATCTTTTACTTCTAAATTTGTCGCATCAATATAATTTAATGTTCCTGATATTGTTACAGTATCATTGACACCACCTATATTTATATTTGTTGTTCCAGTTGATCCATTATTTCCAATATTTACTGTTTGAATACCTGAACCACATGCTATATTTACATTTTGAGTATTTGTATTATTTCCTATATTTAATGATGTTGAAACACTTTCAATAGTATTTGTTTTTAGAGTTCCTCCAATATTAACATTATTATTATATTCTATACCATTTGTTATATTACTCCATTGACTTGAAACAGTGGAAGAAGGGGCATATAATGATGAATTCACGGCGAATTTTCCCGTGTTATTATCATAATTTATAGTATTATCTAAAGCTGAAACACTTGCCCGGCTTCTAGCTTCTGTAAAATATCTATTTGTTGGATTTTGTGGTTCATTTATCATATTTGTTGAAATTAAATATGTTGTTGTTCCAACCCCGGCAATAGCTGACCCTAAAACTGCTGACCATTGTAATATATTCCATGCTGAGTGCCCTTGTTCAACTGCCATTTCTGACTCTAATTGAACATAACCATTTTCAAGGGCTTGTATTTGTCCGGCTTGTTGAACTGAATCGGCTTGTAATGTGGATACTTGTCCTTGTAATGTTGTGATTGATGCACTATTTGAGGCTACAGATGCTACTAATCCAACTATTTGGGCTTGAATGACTGCCACAGATGCCACAAGACCTGTAACAGTTGTTTGTAAAGATGATACACTACTATTTATACTATTTATTGAATTTTGAAAATTATTATTTGTAGAATTTTGTGAATTTTTGAAATTATTTAAATCATTTGTTAAATTCTGAATATCTGTAACAATTGACTGTATTGAATTATTAATTGATTGAATACTGCTTTGTATTGATGATATTGAATTATTTATATTAGTGATATTATTATTAATAGTATTTATACTGCTATTTATTCCGGTTATATCATTTTGTATATTTGTGATTGTTGAAGATATACTATTCACTTGATTAGTCAAATTATTTAAATTTGTGTTCAAGGTTGTCACATTATTAGAAATAGTTGTGACTGTATTATTTAATGTGGTAATATCTCCCTCAACATTTTGTAGATCTTGTTGAACTGTATTTAATTCAGTTGATAAATTTGTGAGTGTGGTATTTATAGTATTTATTGATGTATTTATATTATTAATACTATTCTGTAAATTTTGAACATCATTTGTCTCTTTTGTTTCTAAGGCGGATAAATCTGTTTCAAGTTGTGTCACATCACTCTGGATAACAATTATATCATTTTCTGCCGTTGATAACCTTGTATCAATATTATTGATATTTGTATTTATTGTAGATATTTGATTATTTATCCCTGTAATATTTTGCTCTGCTGTTGTCATTCTATTATTTAATGAATTTACATTTCCTTCTGTTGTGGTTTGTCTTGAATCAAGGGAAATAATATTAGTCTCCGCTGTTGTCATTCTTCCTTCTAAATTATTAATATCTTGTTCTGCCGTTGTCATTCTGTCTTCTAAATTATTTACATCTTGTTCTACTGTTGTCATTCTGCTATCCAAATTGTCAATATCATTATTAATCTGAGATACTAAATCATCAACCTCATTTTTTGTATAAATATTACAATCACCATTGATATTTACATTGGTTATAGATATATTATTTTCTGAAAATGGTAAAATACTATCTACATATATTGAATCAAAACTTGACTCATTCAATAAATTTAAACTGGTCATTCTATATAATAATATTTAGATTTTTATATAAGTGATAATAATATAGGTAGGTATTTTATAGATCTAGGTATTTTAGAATTATTGCAATATTTATAAATACCATATGTTTTAAAATTCTAAGGACTTTTTGTTTTTACTGTTAATTCTAAAATACCTAGATTCATATTTTACCTAGGAAAAGTAAATCAAATAATATAAATATATAATGTTATTTTTTTTCTATTTGATATATATATACATATGGCAACACCAAAAGCTTTACAATATTCAAGTGCATTAAAACCAGTATCAATTCCGGTTGCTCAACAGACTCGTAAATTTTTACCTATTACAACTGGTCCATATAACACTAGTAATAAAATAATCAGAATTCCCATCAACTCTAATTCATTTCTTGATTTAAAGAATATGGTTTTAAAATTCACATTAAAAAATGACAGTGTATCTAATATGTATCTTGATGGAAATGCCTGTTCAATTATTAGGACATTGGAAACCATTTCTCCTGATGGTCTGGCATTTGAGACTATTGACAATTATAGTAGATTATATAATGCTCTTGTAGATGTTGAAAGATCTATTGACAACAGAGAAGGATATGGTAATTTATTAGAAGGTGCATCAAATGATGACATCTTATTTACTATCCGTGCGGGCTCCGCAAATAATGTTTTAGAGTTTTTTTCAAACAGTAAATTGCTTGGATCTATCACAACTGGAGTAGTCGGATCTATTCGTGTTGGAGATTTTCTTTTCAGAACAACAGCAACTGCTGATCAACTGCTCATAACCGGGTCAAGAGCATCTGTGAATGTAGGATCGGCAAGTGCAACTGTGAATCCTGCAGGAGATACCGCCACACTAATTATTGGGGCTACTGCAGGATCAGTTTATGTGAATGATGTTGAATTTTCCGTTGGTGTCAATAATCAGCTTATTGTTGATAACAACATATTAACACTGACTGCAGTATCCGGAAAACAAAATAACAGGGCAATAATTCAATACAAACCAAGAGTTCATAATGCTCTTCTTCAGTCAGAATTATTCACTAATGGTGAAAGTAAAACATATGCAATTCCTTTATTATCATGCATTACAAAAATGGATGTTTTATACCCTGCTTTCTTAGTTGGCGGAGGTGGAATCATTCTTCAAATAACTGTTCCATCATCGAATGAAGAAGTCTTTTTCTCTTCTGTTGCTGGACAAGCCCCATCATTCTCGGTTAGTGGTGTGGAATTAATTGTTCCAGTTCTTCAATATCCAGACAATGTGATTCAAACAATGAAACAAATGGTTCAACAAGTGGGGACAATTTCAATGTCTTCATACACTTTTAAGAACTACACTTATCCCTATCCTGATGGTACGATGAACTTATCCATTCCCATAGCTGTTCGTGTGAGATCTCTCAAAGCTCTGTATTTCTTCTTCCAATCAAACCAATCTTCAAGTGATTATTCTATTCCCAGAATCAGTGCAAGAGAAAATATTAACTTAAAAACTTATCAACTCAGAATCGGATCCATGTATTATCCAGCTTCAAAAGTAGCTATGGACGCCGAAAATCCAAGTGAAGTAATTGTTGAATTACTTAAGTCAGTTTCTAAATTAAATGACATGAGATTAGGAACATACCTTAATAAAAAGAATTTCTATTTATCGCAATCTCAAGGAGGTCTGCAAGTATTTGGCATTGATCTTGAAGGGTTACAAAACGAATACATGGAAAGTGGTCTCAACACTTCTGAAAATGCTCTTCAGACTTTCTTAGAAATAGAGCTGTCTAAAAATACATCATTCAGTGGAAATTGTCAGATATTTGCATTTTATGATAATTCTGTATCTATATTATCCAATGGACAAGTTGTAGCCACACAATAAATCAATAGGTCAAATATGAATCTAGGTATTTTATAATTATTCATTATTTTATAAATAGTATATGTTTTAAATTCTAGGGACTTTTTATTTTTCTTCATAATTCTAAAATACCTAGATCTTTAAAATACACCGACGGACAGGAGGTGCCCGTGGTCCTATATCTATTTTCTATAGTAATTATATATGGAAGGTTATGTTATTGTTTCAGAAAACTATAATTATGGAAAGCAATATAGA